CTCTCCCGCTCCCCGTCGCATTTTCGGAGTCATTCATGACGCAAGTACAGGAAGGAACGTACCCGATCGCCGAAGATGTGCTGAACCTCGCCCGGGCGATCATAAACGACATGCTGCGCACGACTGCGGGCTCGATCCTCGTCGACTCGGCGCCGTTCACGAATGTCTTCCTGAACAACGCCGTGCGGCGCACGCAACGCTATCTCGCGAATAACGGGCTGCTTTCGAATGTCGTCGACAATGCCATTCTCACGCCGATCACCCCGGTCGCGAATCAGAACACGGGCGTGCAGGTGTTTGTTTCCGCGCTCGGTTATTACGACGGCATGACGACGCACTCGCAGCCTGTTCTGCCGCCGGATCTGATCCTTCCGCTTTCGCTCATGCAGCGGCAGACAAACTCGGGCGCGCAGTTCACGCCGATGTGGCCAGCGAAGCAGCCGCTGCAGGATCGTATTCCAGGGCCGTACTTCGGCGAGTGGGAATGGCGCAACGACGCGATCAACATGGTCGGCTCGACAAGTACGCTCGACATCCGCGTGCGCTACGAGGGCCGACTCGCCCGCATTTCACCGACCGCCGATTACACGAAGACGACGATTAACATCCGCGACGGCGAAGACGCGCTCGGCGCTGCGGTCGTGTTCGTTTACGCGTTCAGCCGCGGAGCAGCGCAACGGGCCGAAGCGCGGGCAATGTGGCAGGAAGAATGCGATCAATTGATCAACCGCTACGTGCGCAAGGATCAACGCATCGCCGTGCGGCCTCGCGGCTACGCTGCAGGCGGCGGTTCGATCGACGGCGCGCTTAGCGGCGACTACCGATGACGATCGGCGGCATGGGACGGACGCTTGCGAGCTCCTCGTTCAATTTCGTCATCCGTTCCATGATTTCAAGTAAGTGTTTGTCGAAATCGAGCAGCGCCTCGACGAACTGATCGTGCGTTTTCGGCAGTCCGCGCATTTCAGCAAAGCGACTCGCCAAAAAATTTTTCTGGTCTGACAGCATGGGGGAAAGCATAGCATGAGTTTTCGTTACGAGCAGGTGAGGGGCGCCTCGGGTTGCGATCCCAGGCTCGCCGCCTTCAGGCGGCTATCCAGCGCCCACACTGAGGCGAGAATACCATGAGCTTTCGCTACGACGGACGCGTGCAGGATATTGTAGGCAACGCCATTGCCGGCGCTTCGATCGCCGTCCTTACGCAGCCCGCAAACACCACGACGCAGCCCGGCTCGCCGCTTGCCACGATCTACAACGGGCCGAACACGGTTTCGAACACGGTGTCGACGGCCTCGTGGTCGAACCTTACGGCGCAACTGACTTTCGTGCTCGGCCTCGCACCGAGCGCCGACGTGATCCCGGGAAACTTTCTCGGCATCGCGGGCGTAACGCCCGTCGGCTATAACGGAATTTGGCAGATCGTCAGCGTGGCAGGCACGACGGTCGTCGTCACCACGCCGTACACGCTTGCCGCGATCGCGAACCCCGGCACGTATCTAGCAGGCGGCACCGTCACGACGTCGATCATGCCGAACCCGTTCCCGACCGATACACTCGGAAATTTTTTCTTCTATGCCGCAGCGGGGATTTACACGGTTCAGATTTACGATTCGCTTTCGCGCATTGCGCCGCTCGTGCTCGCCGATCAGAACGTGACCGCAGGCAGCGGAACGGGCAGTGTAACAAGCGTTGCGCTGACGGTGCCCGGGGAGTTCAGCGTTTCGGGCAGCCCGATTACCACGTCCGGCACGCTCGCCGTCACGAAGGCAAATCAGAATCCGAACCTCGTTTATGCAGGCCCCACAGGCGGCGGCGCAGCTGCACCGACTTTCCGGGCGCTTGTCGCAGCGGACATGCCTGCAGGAACGGGCACTGTAACAAGTATTTCACACACGCTCACGGTGCCGCCGATCTTCAGCGCAAGCGTGGGCGGTTCGCCGATCACGACAAGCGGCACGCTGGCCGATGCGGTTTCACTTGTCAGTCAGAACGCGAACCTCGTGTGGGCAGGGCCGTCGTCAGGCGCTGCCGCGAATCCGACCTTCCGTTCGCTTGTCGCGCAGGATTTGCCGTTCACCACGACGACGCTCAGTTCGGCGCAAATCCTCGCGCTGCAAACTACGCCCGTTACGCTTGTCGCCGCACCAGGCGTCGGATTCACGATCGTGCCGACGAGGATCGTGATCAAGTTTTTCGGCGGCGGCATTGCCTACACGGACGCGGGCGGCGCGGTAAGTTTCGCGAACGGCTCGATGAGCGCGGCGCTGGCAGCCAATGCCATTTTCCTTGTCACCGTATCGCCGAACAGGCGCATACAGGTTTTCCCGTGGCCGGGCGCAACCGACACGGCGGCTAATCCGCCCTCGGACGACAATGCCGCGCTCACGATTCAGAAGGCGACAAACCAATTCGCCGCCGGGAATGGAACGGCGACGATCTTAGTCTGGTACTACATCGTACCCACGACGTAAGGAGAAAAGATGGCAACCGCTACAGTCAAATGGAATATCACCACGCAGCAGCCGACGAGCCTCGGCAGCATCGATCAGGAAACGGTAACGTTTTCGGGTACGGTGACTTTCAGCGCCGCCGCGGACACTTACGCGACGGGCGGCCTGCTTCCGGCTGCCGGATTCGCGCTGAAAAATCTCGGGCCTTATGCCGATCGCGCTCCGCTCGCGTGGACCGTGGCATCGCAGGCGGGCTCAGGCTGGGAATACGAGTACAACGTGAGCACCGGGAAACTGATGATCATTGCGGGCGGCGGTTCGGGCACGGCGGCGACTGTCGAACTCACGAACGGCACGGCACTGAACGCCGCAACGCCGAACATCTTTACCGACGTCGTGAAATTCCAGATGGTTTTCCCCCGGATCTGATCTGAACCGTGGACAACGTTCTCGAAACGAACGGCGTCCCGCTGACCGTTTTCGGCGGGGCAGTTCCCGAACTCGCACCCGAGGACCTGCCCGAAGGGGCCTCGCCGTTCAATCAAGATTGCGACTTTAACCCGGGATCCGTCTTCACACGCGGCGGTCGCACGAATCAGTATTATTACCAGAATCTTTTTTACGACAAGATCACGCAGTTCGCCCGCAACGCGCCCGGGCCGTTCTTCCCGAACGAAGTCGCGTGGATTGCGCCGCAGAACGTGCAGAACAACACGCCGGGCAGTTACGCCGTCGCGCAATTGAATCAGGGCGTGAACATTTCGAACGTCGTGCAGTTCAAACAGGTGCAAATCAACACGACGACGACGACGTTTACCGCAGCCTTCGATAATCCAGTCGCGGCCGGTTCGGCGGTGTTCATCGCGCTGTTCATTCACGATTCGAACGGTTCGGTCGAGGGCGTGAACTGCACCGCCTGCGTCGACAACCGCGCGCAAACCGCCGATCACATCGTCGCGAACCTTTCAACGCCGAATAATAACGACATCTGTTTCTCGATCGGCTACAAGTCCGCACTCGGCGGAAATCAGTCGTACACCTTCACTCTTCAGACAAACGCCGCTGGAACCCTCACCGCTTCAAACTACGCCTATTGTCTTTGTGAAATCATTGCCACGCAAAACGCGGCCAGTGCCGATCCGTTCGATCAAATGGTTGCCGAAGTTGTTTCAACCGTCACGGGATTCGGCGCGGGCCTCGTCACCACGGTGACGGCGAACGAGCTCATGCTGTCCGTCGTGCAATGCACCGGGGCGTCATGGAACGGCTTTTTGATGCCGTCGCAGTATTACTTCACGGGCGGCAATGAACCGCTGCAACGCGTTATTTCGACGATCGCAACACCGACTGGAAACTTTCAGGAACAGGCTTTGATCGGTCGGAATATCCCGACGAATCCAGGCGCTGCCGTACCGATCGCAAACTGTGGTCCCGTCACGTCCGTCACCGGGCTTGTGGTGTGGATCACGCTCAAGATGACGAACGCGAACGCCATCGGCACGCCCGGAATTCTGGCGCTCGATTCGGTCGTTGCCGGCTCAGGCAGCGGCGGCACCACGATCAGCTTTCCCCCGATCACCACGGCGCACGACAACGAAATCATTTACCTGTTCGCCGCGTACACCACGAACTTCGGCTATCCCATCATTGCGCCGCCCGAAGGTTATGTCGGCTCGAGCCTGAACGGCGGAAACGGTTTCGTCGGCTGCATGTTTGCGCCGACTGCCGGAACCTATTCGCCGCCTGCCGCGACCGTGGCCGCTGGCGGCTCGAGTGGCGCAATCGCGGCGTCGATCAGTTTCAGCGTTGCAGGCCCCCTCGCGCAGCCTGCGTTGCTGCAGATGATCGGCAACGGATCGAACATTCCGGCAGGGCCGCAATTGTTCACGTGGCCGAATCCCGTCACGCCGGGCAGCACGATCATCTGCATGTTCTCGAGCGGCTTCGCGACAGGCGGGTTTGCCGGGCCGTGCTCGGATACCGTCGGCGATGTTTTCACGCCCGTAGTGCAAAGCGCCGCCACGAGCACCGGAGTTCCGCCGCATAACTTCGTCGCCTTGACGATCAACATCTGCCAGAACACGATCGGCGGCAACACCGACATGACGGTGCAGGGCGGCGGCGCGGGCCTCGGCGGCGCGCAGTTCATCGCCATTGAGATCGCTCCGGGCGCGCTGGCCATTTCGCCGACGCCGCATTCCGAAATCCTCGCCGCGAGTAACTTCGGTTTTAACTTCCCGTTGACGCAGCCGATCCTCGGCATGGAGATCGAAGTTAGCGGGCACCAGTCGACGCTCGATCCGAGCGCCACGATCAGCGTCACCACAAACCAGACGGGATCCTCGACGGTCGTGACGCAAATGCCGGGATCGGACGGCACGATCACGATCGGCAATCCACTCAGCAATTTCGGGCTCGCGCTGACGCCCGCCATGCTGAACGATCCGGGGTTCACGGTCGAGATCCAGGCGAACGAGTCGAACCTGACGACCGCCGCGACGTTCGACCTGTACGCGGTACGTGTGCGCGTATTCGTCACGCCGTTTCCGCCGTGCAATTTTGACTGGATCAAAACTTACGAGCAAACGGATGGCGAGATCGATACGCTCGTGCTCGACGCGAACGGCATTCTGTGGGACGAAGATGTGGACACGAACCCCGGGGTGCTCAATTCCATTTTCACGACGATCCTAAAAAACACTTACGCGAAATCCGTCACGTTCGACGACATCGAATACATTGCGTTTTCGAACCTTGTGAACGGCACCGACGTGCCGCGGCAGTGGAACGGCACGAACCTCGACCGTATTTCGATGGTCGGCCCGGGCGCAAAGCCGAGCGCGAGCTCCGCAGGCAGCGGCTCGAACACGTTCGCAATTCAGAACACCACGCAGCAGTCGCCCGTTGAGATCCGCCGCATCGCGTGGGGCACGGTGAATTCGCCGAGCGTTTCAACTCCCGGCAATCTTCTCGTCGTGTTCGGGCAGGGCCGTCAGGTCAGCCCGCCCGCGCCGCCGCCCGACTATTCGACTTTGAAACCGTACACGCCGACCTTCGGCTCGGGCACGCATGTCGTGCTGTCGGGCATTCCGAGCCCGTTTCCGAAAAAAGGCGGCGGCACGCTGCCCTACAACATAAACGGAAACTATCTCGTCGGGACGGTGCAGTTCGGCAATGTCGGCGGAAACGAAAACTGCCCGACGTTCACGCTGCCCAGTCCGACGACTACATGGGCGTATTCGGACGACTTCGGCTCAGGTCAAGCGCCTGGAGTTCCGCCGCCGTCCGGCTGGTTTTACCAGTCGTGTATCGCAACCGTGACGATGCAGGTCGGGCTGCCGAACGTCGGCCCGGGAAGCCAGATCACGATCTCGGGCACGGGCGGCTCGCCGCCTTCCGGCTACGATGGCACATGGACCGTGCTGCAGGCCCCGAACGCGGTTCAAATGACGATCAACTCGACGCAATTGACTGCGGCGACGTCGATCGCGACTTACTCGTTCACGCTGCTGCCGGGGTTCGTGAACCCGCCGCAGCCCGGGCAGGTCGTCACCATCACGAATTGCGAGAATCAGGCCCCCGGGGATCCGAGCTCGCCTTTCAATGGCACCTTCACGATCGCCTCGGTCGGCGGCGGGCAGTTTACGGTCAGCATTGCCCACGCGACCGATATACCCCTCGCAACCGAGTCCGGCGAGGTGCCCACGCCGACGGCAGTCATTGCCGGAACGATCTTCACCTTCGACGCTGGGGTCATAGTGGCGTCAGGGAGTCCCGTAAGCGGCGGAACTATCACGCAGCAGGGACAAGTCGCGACGGGGCCCCGGAAGGTGTGCTATTCGTTCCTGACGCGCTCAGGCTATATCACACAGCCGTCGCCGATCGCGATGACGAACATCACGACCTCGGCCGGCTCGATCACCGTGTCCGGGCTCGCCACGGGGCCGTCAAACGTCGTCGCCCGGATCGTGTCCTTCACCGGGGCAAACGGCGGCAATTTCTTCTATATCCCGCAGCCTGTATACGTTACGGCTGGCGGCGTCACCACGAAGAACGATTCGACGATCGTGAACGACAACACGAGCACGAGCGCCACGTTCAGTTTTTCGGACGCTGTGCTGCTGTCCGCGACCGCGATCGACATCACGGGAAACAACCTTTTCAACGACATCGAGCTCGGATCCTGCAGAGGAATCGTGACTTACGCCTCGCGGCTGTTCGCGTGGTCGGAGCAAAACAAGATCACGAACCTGCGGAACTGGAGTTTCGACGGGGGAGTCGGCGGCACGACCGTCGGCGGCCTGTCGACCACGTACCCCCTCGGCTGGACACTCGACGCCACAAACGGCGCAGGCGGCTCGGTGTTCCAGAATTCCCAAGTGTTCGGCTGGTGCTATCAAATTCAAAACAATACGGGTTCGACGCAGGCGACTTACGGCATGCTGACGCAGCCCGCCTATCAGGACGAGTTCGGGGTTGCGATCGTGAACGCGTCCGTCGCCTATTCGGTGCGCCTGTGCGCGCTTGTGACGCCCGTGCCGCTTTCGGGAAACCTCGTGGTCGATCTGGTGTCGAATGGCGTTGCGGTCGGAACGTTTTCGCTGCCGCTTGCGAGCATGACGAACTTCATGCAGATATACACGGGCACGCTGCTAACAAACGTGCTCGCGCCCGTGCCGCCGGATCTTACGCTGCGGATTTGGGCGCAGAACATCACGAACGGCACGACGATTCTGATCGATCGCATTGAACCGTTCGCAACGTTCAATCCCGTGCTGTCGACCGCCTTCAAAGCGTCTTACGCAAACAATCAGGAAGCCTTCGATCAGGTCACGGGCGTGTGCGGCCCGGCGCAGAATTCGCAGCCGATCAACGGCGGCGCGGTGCTGTTCGATCTGCTGTACGCACTCAAGGAAAAATCATGGTATTCGACTTCGGACAATGGCGTCACCGAGCCGTACCAGTGGAACTGGAAAGAAGTTTCGAATAAAGTCGGCGCGATCGGGATCCACAGTTACGACTACGGCGAAGGCTGGATGGTCGCGGCGAACCGTCAGGGCGGGTATTTTTTCGAAGGCGGCGAGCCGATCAAGATCACGCAGGAAATTCAACCGCTGTGGGACATGATCAACTGGAACTACGGGTACACGATATGGATGAGAAACGATCCCGAACAGAAAAGAATGACGATCGGAATTCCGATTCGGACGCCGAATGCCTACATGCCGGAATTCCCCGTGAACGCGAACCCGACGTCGCCGAACGTCGTCCTGATGTGCAACTATCGCGAATTGAACACGGGCGCGGCGCTCGCGCAGACAGGCCCGATCCGCAGCACGTATATGGGCCGACTGATGTCGCCGGAACCCGCGAGGAAATGGAGTTTCTGGAACATCTTATGTCCCTATTCGGATTACATTTCCCGGGCGAACGGACAGTGGCCGCAATTCTTCTGCACCGGATACAATGACTCGAAAATTTTCCAGCTGCTCGCGTCGACGCTGAATGACGACGGCACAGCGATCAATTCGTTCTGGATCAGTTACGGGTTCGTGAAACCGGAAGCCGCCGACGCAAAGGGCCTCGGGCTGTTCCGAATGGAGTTTCCGTACTTCACTGTTCTCGCCATCGGCTCGGGCACGCTGAACACTTACGTGTACCCGGAATCGCCATTCAATCGGCCTTACGTGCTCGATCCGACTCCGCTGCCCGCTATCACGCAAGGCGATCTTGAAATCGGCGTGAACATTAAGGGGCAGCGTTTCTTCGTGCGTGTCGGAACGAATCAGGTCGGGCAGTTTTTCCGCTGCTCGAAAATGGTTGTGCCCCTGATCCCGGATTCATGGAGTCCGGTCAGGGGCTGGAACGCGGTGACGGCATGATCGATTCAGCGCAATACATAAAACAAATCAAGAACCGGGATCCGCATCTCGGCCTGTTTCTCGAAAGTCTGTACGACTCGATCAACGTGTCCCTGAATCACCTCGGCATGAGCGCGACGGGCCTGCACCAGCCGCCGCATCCGATCGCCGGCGTGAACGTCGCGGCAGGCTCGGATCATGTGCACGTCACGCTCACGGACGCTTCGGCGGTGAAGAAGAACATCCAGTATTTCGTCGAATACTCGGTGAACGATCCGACGTTCGCGCAGCCGCACGTGCAGGATCTCGGTGCGTCCCGCGGGCACGTTTTCCCGCTGCCCGCAAAAGACGGACTCGGTGCGCCGATCAACTATTATTTTCGCGCCTATTCACAGTACGCCGGAAGCGATCCGCAATCGAAGCATGCTTATTGGGGTACGCTCGGCGCGCCAACTGCCGTGACACTGACAGGGAGTTCGCAATTGACTTTGCTGCCGTCGACCGGAAGCGGCACGGGCCGAAGTGACGGCACGCAGGGCGGCAGCGGGATCGGCTCGGTGCTGACGCGCCCGCCCGTGCAGCCGAAGCAGTGGCCGTTGCCGAAGGTGACGTGACATGTTCAACGAACCGCATCGCAGACAACCGCGCACAACTCGCCGGGCGATTCACGATCCGATCGACGGCGTGACCGAGATCGCCGGGATCCGCGCCGCGACAGGCGCGGCTTCGAATGCCGCAGCAACCGCAGCGGCCACGGGCGCAGGATACGGCGAACAGGCGGGCGGCATCGGCGGAATGCTCGTGCCGTATCTCGAGAATCAGATCACGAACCCGATGGGATTCGGGCCTGCGGCGACGAACGCCATGCTCGTCGAGGGACTCGAGGGCGCAGGCGGTGCGGCATCGAGCCTCGCCGGGGAAGCCGGGCTGCGTGCCGCCCGCTCGCGCAATGTCGGCGGCGCGACCGGGATCCTCGATGAACTTTCCCGCGAGAAAATGCGCACCTCGGCAGGCGTCGGCCTGGATGTCGCAACGAAGAACGCGCTATTGCAGCAGCAGCAGCGATCGCAGGCGCAGGGGCAACTCGAAAACCTGTACGGCACCGACGTCGGCGCGCAATTGAAGGCGCAGTCGCTTGTGCCCGAGGACATCAATGCATGGACGAATGCCAGCAAATCGGGCTGGTTGCAGAACGTCGAAGGAATGATGGGCGCGGTCGGCGGCCTCGCAGGCGGCCTCGGCGGCGGCCCGGGAATCGCAAAACTTTTTAACCTCGGCGGCGGCGGAAATCCTTACGCCGGGCAGACGACTTTCGGCGGAACTGGCGGCGGGGCGGCTTAAAAATGGCAGACGAACTTGTCCGCAAACCGGACGACGACGAAGAAGACGAAGAACGGCGATCACGCTACGCCACGGGCGAAGCGGAACCTGCGCGACCTTTGCCGCCCGTCAGTTTCGGCGAGCCGGACACGGCGGGCGCAATGCCCTCGATCGAACAGCGCCGTCCGCTCGAGGGCACGAGTCCATATACGCGCAGCGTGATTCGCGGCCTTGAGGAGCAGCAGGCGCGCCATGAAGCGCCCGTGCACGGCGTGTTTCCGAAGATCGGACGCGTTGCACGGGACATCGGCGAAGTCGCGGGCAGTGCCGTTGCCCCGGGCGTCATGATGCAGATCCCGGGCACACGTCTGAACACCGCAGCGCAATTGGCCGGGCAGCGTGAACTTCTCGAGGGACAACTCGGGCGTGAAGCGCGCACCGAAGAAGCCGCCGAACGATCGCGCATCGCGCAGGAACAGGTCGACGTTGAGCGGCAGAAAGCGGGCTTGCCAAAACTGATCGAAACCCCGGGCCTCGAACGCCGCTGGACAGACGAGCAGGGAAACGAGCACCTCGAGATGCCAGTTGTGACGCCGGGACAGGGCGCGGAATATCGCGAGCTCGGCCCGACGATGCTGCAGCCGCGTGCTGCGCCGGGAACGATTCAGCCCGTCGCAACCGGACCCGCACCGCCAGCGGGCGCGCCTGCCGCAGCACCGCCAGAACGCAAATACACTTACGGGGCACCGAAGCAACTGACGCCCGAGCAGCAATTGAAAGAAACTTTCATGGGGTACTGGGGGATCCCTGAACAGAATCGCACGCCGGAACAGCAGCAATTCGTGAACGAGCACATCGGACAGTTCGGCAAGGAAGCGCCGATTACGCAGCCCGATATGCGGCAGAAGAACGACTCGATGAACGACGACTACGCCCGGGCGCAGAAGGCGCTCGGAAACGATGCGCCGAAACCGAATCTGATCCAGGCGAACGATAATTACGACACTGCGGAGAAAAAGCGCACCGACTACGCCGACAAACTTTACAAGGCGTACGAGTCGAAGAAGCAGCAGGACGACCGTCGCGGGCTGCGCGACATTCAGACCGAGCTCGCGAAAGATAAACTCGACAAGGAACGGAACGATGCGTCGGCGCAGTCCGATCAGGCTTATTACGGCTTGTACGCGCAAAAAAATTATCAGAATCGGATCCATACGTGGCACACGAGTGGAAACTTCGGCAAGGATTCCGGCCTGATTCACGAGCAACTCGGCGAGCACGGCGGCGGCGGCATGAACCTCGGACCATTCGCGGGCCTGCTCGCATCGACGCCGCAGGGCGCGGTCGCGGCGGTCGGGGCCGACATGCTGCTCGGTTCGGTGCGCAATACGCTGAACGGCTACCTCGACACGGCGAAAAAGGCGGGCATCTCGGATCCCGGTTATCAGGCGATGACCGCTTACGCGAACGCGATCGTCGGGCGCATGCAGTACGAACTCGGTGCCGCCGGCGTGAAGGCAAGCGCGCTGCGCATGCGTGACGTGATGCAAAAAGTTTTGATGACCGTACCGCCGCCGAACACCCCGCCCAGCGAGTTCGATCGCGCCTTCAACCAATACTATAAAACGATGGAGCAGGCCGTCGGACGCCGGAAGTTCGGCACGCCGAAGGATTACATCGCGCCGACTTTTGAAAGCGTGTTTCCGCCCGAGCAGCCTGCAGCTGCAGCGCCCGCCGCAGGCGGCAAAGGAAAATGGAATCCGGTCACGGGCAGGTACGAATAAATGGCAAACGGTGACGATCTCGAAACCGTACAGCACGAAACGCTCGGCGCGCTGAAGTTTCCGCGTGACATGCCCGCAGCCGAACGGCAGGAAGCGATCGATCGCGTGATCCGCCAGAATCACGGGCTGCCTGAGGGCACGGACCTGCACGCAAAGGAAGTGCCCTCAGGCGTCGATCGCGACCGATATATCAACGCGGCGTATGAGGCGAGCGGCGAAATGAAAGGCGCAGCCGCACCGACATCGGCGCGCAACGTGTTTGCAAAGCCGGAAGGAAAAACGGCAAGCGAACAAGCAGGCGAAGCAGTCAAACGAGGATGGCGGGCGCTGATCACACCGCCGCCGCCACGGCTTGCGGCTCAAGGCCCGCCTCGAGAAACGATGAGCGCGCAACCGACGTTCTGGCAGGGAGTCGAAAACTTGGTGGGGCAAGGGCCCGGCCAGATGGAATCCCGCGCGCCTGCTTACGAGAATATGACGCCGGAAGGCCGCGCCGAGCATCCGATCCTGTCCCGTGTCGGCGACGTGACACGCGGCGCGAAAGAATACGGCGGCATGCTGCTGAACCTTGGCGGGCTGCTCGCCGGGCCTGAGTACGAAGAGTTTCCGAACGCAGCGCCTCGGCCTGCGGCCCGTGCTCCCGGCTCGCAGATGCCAGCGGTGCCGCGCACGACGCTGCGCGACATCGGCAATGTGCTCGAGCAGGAAATGAACCGGCCGCCGCAGCCGCGTGTCGAAGCACGGTTTGATGAAGCGGCACACGAACTTTTCGGGCAGTCTTACGAGAATCTGAATGCGCAGCAAAAGCAGGCCGTCGCACGGCGTGCCGTCCCGGCGCCGACCGAACGCGGAACGATCCAGCCTGTCGAGCGCCGCGCTGGACCTGCAGGGCCGCCGCCCGCTGGCCGCACCGAGCAGCGCGGCATGCCTTGGGTTCAGGAAACTTTCGGACGCGCTGCGCCGGGCGCGGAGTCCGACATTGATCTCGAACTGCGAGCTCCCCCTGCGCCCGGAACGATCGAACCTGTCGGCACGGCACCGCCGCCGCCGAAACCAGCAGCAGCACCGCAAGGCGGCAGAGTTGTCCGTGGCGGCAAGGTTGTACCCGAAGCAGGCGCGCCGCCGCCCGGCCCGGGGTTCACGCGGGAAACAAAAGGCGGCGCGGAGTGGGCCGTTGATCCAACCGGGAAGTACCGCATTTCAGTTACGCCGCAGATGAGCGAAGCAGACATCGGCGCGAAATTGAACGAACAGATCAAGGCGCAGCAGGCATTGCAGGCGCGACTGAAGCAACCGCCGCCGCAGCCTGGAACACCTGAACGACCGCCGCCGACTGCCGCTGCCGAAGAAGCGGATCCACTTAAACGTGAATTCCCTGACGCTGGGGTTCGGCGCTTCGCCCGGGCGAACGGGCCCGAGTTCGTGCGCGCCACGGAAAGCGAACCGGAAGCGCGGCAGGCCGTTCACGATTTGACGAACGTCGAAGTCCGGCAGGCGGCGATCAACGCCGGGATCGACGTGGGCGCAAAGCATGTCGGGCAGAAGATCGGCCTCGGCCCGGAGCAGGTTTCGCGGCAGGAACTGATCGCTGAAATGCTGAACCGGGGGATCCCGGCGCGGCAGATTCCCGATCTCGCAAAGCCGCAGACAACGGAATTCTCGGCGGGCGAACTGAAGCAGGGCGACACGTTCGTCGACGATAAAGGCGAGCCGCGCCGCGTTGTCGACATTGAAGACGGCAAGATCAAAACTGCCGACGGCACCACGCGGACGTATGAAGGCTCGATCGAATCGCAGACCGATCTGAACTCGCCGAAGGCGCAACTCGCCCGCGGCGGAAAGTTTATCGCGCACGAAGCGGCAGGCGTTCACGAGGATGATCTGCCACGGGACGCGAAGGTGCCCGACGTGCGCTGGCAGGAACAGGACCTGCAGGACACGGCGAAGATGGTCGACGAGAAATCGATCGCAAAGGATTACGGCCCTCGGAAAAAGGGCGTGCCGTTTTCCGTTTATCAGTCGTACATTCCGATGGAAGATATGCCGACGCCGAGGATCGTCGAAGAGGAAGAAGAAGATCCCGAACTCCGCAATTTCGGCTGGCGCGAAGACTATGTGCCTTTCCGCAGCAGCCCGCCGATCAAAGTCCGCATCACCCCGGAAGGAAAACTCGAGATCCTTGATGGCGCGCACCGCACGGCGTTATGGGAAGACATGAACATGACGCACGCGCCGGCATGGGTTGTCGACGAACGCGGAAGCGGAATCGAGAATCTCGCGGAAGAAGAAAAAGGCGAGCGCGGCTTTGCGCCTGGAACTGAGATCCGTTACGCAGGCGAGAAGCCTGAACACATGGAAGAGTTTTTTACGGCGGTGCAGAACACGCCCGGCGCGGCAATGAATCGCGACGGCTCGATCACGCTCGATCTCGGTCGGCGGCAGTTGCATGAACAGATCGGGCAGCGTGCGATCCGCAGCGGGGTGTTCTTCTCGCCGGAAGCGAATTCACCTTTCGGTCGCGGGTACACGGGGCGCACGGGATACGGCGGCCCGATGCGGATCACCGAGGAGCAGGTGACGTTCCGCAAGCCGATCGTCGCAAAGGGCGCGACAGGCGGCAAGGTTCCCGAGCGCGTGTACGACGAACTGAAAGGAAAAGGCGCGTATCAAGAGATGCGTCAGGACGTAATCGATCGCGTGGTCGGCTGGCAACTCACGCCCGAACAAAAGATCCAGCGCGTCGGCGACGTACTCGAACGGTACGGCAGTCGGCGAGATTTCGCCGACGACATCGTGCGTCACAGCCGACTCAGTAATCAGTTGCCTTACGCCGTGCAGGAACACATCGTCGCGCAGGCGGTGCGTGACGCTGGATACGACGCTGCGGTCGGCTATTCGAAAACGAAAGGACAGTGGCGGCTCTCGGAAGTTTTCGATGTGAAGCGGCAGGCATATCCTACAGGCAGCACGCGTGCTTCACGCGAACCGTGGGATCTCGGAAAGCAGAACGATGTGCCGTCCGAGGAAGGCTACGTGTACCATGCAACGAATGCCGACCGTCTGCAGGAAATCGCGGACAGTGGAAGCCTGAAAACACACCGCCCCGACTACGGAACAGAACAGGATCGATGGCCGGACGGTTCGAGTGACAAGCGCAGTTACTTCACACGGCGAGCCGACCACGCGTGGCAATTCGCGCCCGAAGAAGGCCGTGGCGTGATCGTGCGCATGAAGGAAAACCCGAAGTTTCATTCAGTCGAATCGACGGGCGACGTGTACGCGACACAAACGATCAACTCACGGCATCTCGAGTATTTGGACGCGAGCGGAACGTGGCGTCCGGTTCAGGATCTGCGCGGCGCGAAATAGTGTGATACTCTGCTGCGGGTTGTTTCATCTCCTTTCGGGTGAACACTCGGTCACTTCAGGATCACCGGGGCAGGTCGGACAGCCTGCCCCTTCTTCTCTCGGAGGACAATATGCAAATCGGCGATCCGATCAAAGTAACGGGAACGGTGAAGGACATCGTGCACGCAAAGGACACGAACATCGTGTCGATACTCATGCAGTCGGACGATCTTCCGGGCGCGCCGGGCCGCGAATTCTGGTTTCCAGAGGGACAGGTGCAGGACAATCCGCCCCCGCAGCCTGCGACTGCGACTGCGACTGCGCCCGCAACGGAGCATGCGGCAAAGCATGCGGCTGAGCCTGCGCCAAAGCACACGCCAGCGCCGCACGTCGCGCACGGTTCGTGATAGAGTCGCCGTAATCTACGTTCTATCTTTTTTGCTCTAAGGGCCCCGTCGTCATGGCGACTGCGGGGCCTTTTTTATTTCGAGGTATGCTTCGATGAACGCGACGGCTTGCGGCGCACAGCACGCATTCCCCGCTCCGCGCAGGACGCCCACTCGTCCGGCAGTCCGAGCAGCCAAAGGGAAAATCTCGGGTTCAGCAGGAACGAGCCGGAAGCGTCCGTCGGTGCAGCGGTGCTGCCGAGCTCCGTGCCAGAAAGATGCGCGAGGCGCGGCAATTGGTCGAGCCGCTTGCGATCCTCGGTTTGCTGCGTCATTCCGGGCGTGTCTTTCCAGTCGCGGCTTGCGGGCGTCGTCCAGGCTGCGACTTGATTGTGCAGGCCGTCCGGTTTCCCCCGATGCGCCCCGATATATTCCGAATCTTCCGCTCGTGGTGTCGCCCAACTGGCCGCCCTCGTCAGCGAGTTGTATTCCCCGCTCGCCCGCGTCCCGTTGTTTGGGTCGTCGCAGTTCGGCGTCGGCCACCCTGCCAACTGTGCTGTTTGTCCCACGGTCAATCCGAATCCGTTGTTGTGATATTTTTCCCGACTTACGGCCCGGCGCTGTTTCCACGTCGTATCGCTGTCGTTTTGCGGGCCCGCGTTCGGCGTCGGCCACCCAGTCAAAAGCGCCTTGTCGTTCAGGCAGAACGTTCTCCCCTGTCCGCGTTGCGGTTTCCCGCCCCGGTCGTCCCTGCCCGTTGCTGTCGGCCACGAAGTACAATCGCTGGCGGATGTGCGGCGCGCCGACGCCCGCTGCGCAGGTATCGAGCGCCCCGACGGCGTAACCCTCGTTTTCCAGATCAGCCGAAACAGTGTCGAACCACGCGAGTCCGTCTTTTCCCGATACTTGTTCGCCAAAAATGACGTCAGGGCGAAACTCTCTAATGAGCCGGAACCATGCAGGCCAAAGGTGACGGTGATCGCTAAAGCCTTCCCGGTTCCCGCTTGCACTGAAACCTTGGCAGGGACAGGATCCACTCCACACGGGAGAATCATCTGGCCATCCAGCCGTTCTAAGGGCGTAACTCCACACGCCGATCCCGGCGAAGAAATGGTGCTGCGTGTAGCCTTTGAGATCCGCGACGGTGACTTCTTCGATCGATCTTTCATCGATTTCTCCCGGGCATATAAGTTTAGCGGCGACGAGCTCACGAAGCCACGCCGCCGCAAAGGGATCGTTTTCGTTGAAATAGGCGGTCACAGGTCGAACGCCGCCATGCAGTTCGTCGAGCACCAGTACATTCCGAAGCGCGGAAAATTGCATTCGCAATCGCGCTTCACGATCTTGTCGCACTGCTGACAGGTGTGCGAATGCGGCTCGCCATGCAGGCCGAGCGCGTCACGCGCAATTCCGACGGCCTGCGTTTCGGACTCTTCTTCGATGTCCGAAATCTTTGTGAGCGCCTTGCGGTACTCTTCAATGACGCGCAGGTACTTCGACACGTCACCTTCAAGCGCCTCGATGCGCACTTCCTGTTTGCGGATCAGTCCGCGTGCTGCGCTGATTCCGCCGCTCATGACCGCCGCCTGTTCTGCGCCCACACGGCGACGAGCACGTCGGCGATCTCGCTGACCGCCTGCCGTTCGATCTCGGACTGTTCGGGCGCAATGTCGCCGGATTCCCGATCGCGCATAACTTCGGTTGCGACGTTCAGTTCGATGAAGTCGCTGATCACTCGGGCGATCGACTCATTGAACGAAGGAAACATGCCCTCGCCGACCGCGAATTCCATCAGTTGCTGGCAGGCTGCGGCTTCGTCGGCGGTATCGAAAGCATATTCGTCATTGCAGATAGGCACGACGTACTTGATCCGCCCGTCGATCTCGGCCATGTAGGCATAAAGGTTTCCGCGCTCGGCTTCGAAAATGACGCCGCGCGTCGGTTCGTCGAATCCCGTCGACACGCCGTGATCGTCAAGGTTCGAAACTTCGCGCACGCTGCGCCATGCTGGTTTGATAATGTTCACGACCGCACCTCGTCTTTCACGCCGTAAGTTTGCCGCACGACGTCGACGTCAAACCAGTATCGTTTCCCGTTGTCGAGGCGTTCCATGAGCACGGGATTGCGGCGGCGCGTGAGGGCATAGCCGACGACTTTATATTGCAAGCCGCCGCGCACGGTGACGGGCTGATCAAGCCATTCGGGTTTCAGGCGCACGAGTTCGGCGATGCGCTTGTATTCCTCGCGTTCCTTGTCGTTCACGACTCCGCCCTCGCCCTTCGTCGCGAATTCGAGTTTCCACGTGCAAGAATTGCCGCTTGGGTCGTACACGCAGCGCCCGACCGTCACGCTCAGGTCGAACTGCGTGCGCACCGACGCAAGTGCCTCGTTCAGCGCGAACCGCACATGCTCTAGTGTTTTCGGATCCAGCCTTTTAATCTTCGTGTTCATTCGCTTTCCCCTTTCGGACTGTAGTCACTTCGCCCCGGGCCCCGTAAGGCCGAGGGCACAGCAACTCAGTCGCTCGACATGGCGATTTCGTGCAGCCGCTGCCTGCTGATCGGTTTCCATTGGATCTTATATTCCGGCAGAACGACGGGCGCGAAATTGGTGCACACGCTCGCGACGATGGGCACCCCGGGATTGTAGCCAATGTGATCAAGTACGGCGTTGCGCGCTTCGTCGCCGTTCGGCGCGCCTTCGACGGCATACAGCGCAGGCACGCCCGGATCGTATTTAACCCAAACACTGTGCACGACGGTATCGCCGAAGTGCGAGGCGACATGCATGTCGCCGTACTTGTCGTTCAGCACCGTGCCGCAATAGCGGCACATTCTAGGTTCCCAGCGGATCACTTTGCACCCCCGATCGCTTCGATCACTGCGTTGCCGTGCTTGCAGTTCGAGAAAAGGTTCGTGTGAATGAAAGGCAGTTTGCGATAGAAGAAGTCACCGCAGTTGCAATAGTACGTGGTGCCGTCGCGTTTCACCTCGACGACGACATACTTCGTGTCGGGTTCGGATTCGCTCGTGACGGTGAACGTTCTGACGCCCGCCACGGGGTTTTTCTTGGCGAGTAGGACGGTCATTCCGTTTCCTCGGCTTTCCGCAGTTCGGCGCTGTTAAAGGATTCGAAGTCGACGTCGCCGCACAGGCACGGAAACTCTTCGCAGCGGGCGCACTCGATCTCCGGGCGGTCGGCGGTTTGCTCGGCTTCCCGCGCCTCGCAGAACGCGCACAGATCGCCGTTATTCTCGCAGGTGCAGCGGGTTTCCATGACGCGTTCGAAAACGTCATTGAGCCGCGCCATGCCCGCGAAGAAGGTATAGGTTTTCAAAGGCTGTTCCATTCGGTTTCCCCTTTCGAGTCGGACAACTCGGTCACACTCAGGAGTATCTCAGAAAATCCTGTACCGCGTCAATACGGAACAAAAGGCGAAAGTATTATCCTGTACTTTATACCTTACTTTCGTGTATTATTCGCCCCGGAGGTGTCTATGGCGAAGAAGGTGAAAGATCGCTGGCAAATCGCGCTGTACGTGCCGCCCGAACTCGAGAAACGGCTGCGCAACGAAGCGAAGCGGCAGCGGCGTTCGCATAATGCGACGGTCGTCGAAATCCTGCGGGCGCATTTTTATCAGGAAGACGCGAAGCAGCCGACCGAAGGGGACTATGCAAACCCCGCGTCACAGTAGTCACTACGGGTACGTGGTGCTCTGCGACAAGTGCCACGGCAAAAGATTTCTCGACGTCGGCGTCGCTTGTCCGAAGTGCGATGGCGTCGGGGAGTTGTACGTGCCCGAGCTCGAACGCCGCGTCGACTGGTTTTCAGTCGGCGTGATCCTCGCGCTCGTGCTGTTTGTGATCGGTGTGTTCATTGCAATCTGGTTTATAAAATAAAAAAGAGGAGAAACCTATGCCCGAAAAAACGGCCCTCGAGAAGCCGCAATCTATTTTCTCGATGCTCGACTCCGCAGACTTCAAAGGGAAACTTGCGAAGGCGCTGCCGGAAACGCTGAAAGTCGAACGCGTGGTGCAACTGGCGTACACGCTGCTTCGCAAGAATCCGACGCTCGCGAAGTGTTCGCCCCTATCGATCCTCGCCTCGCTCGCCGACTCTTCGGCGCTCGGGTTCGAGATCGACGATGTGCTCGGCCTAGCATATCTCGTTCCGTTCAAAGGTGAATGCAAACTGATCGTCGGTTATCGCGGCTTTGCCGAGCTCATGTATCGCACGGGCCTCGTGAGTTCGATCTCGACCGAGATCGTGCGTGATACGGATCGGTTTTCGTTTTCTCTCGGAACGAAGCGGCAACTCGTGCACATTCCCGCCGGAACGCCGGCAAAAGACGGCCCGGCGAACTGGCGCGGCGCTTACGCTGCGGTGCAGTTCATCACGGGCATGACCGACTTCGAATACCTCGACAAGGCGCACATTGAATCGGCGCGCAATCGTTCGAACGGCTGGCGGGCCTTCGAACGCGGTGACGCGAAGGATAACCCGTGGCACACGGACCCCGAAGAGATGTGGAAGAAGACGCCGATCCGGCGCATGGCGAAACGCATGCCGCGTTCGGTTGTCGACAAGCGCGGCGATCTCATGCGGGCCGCCATGCTCGACGAATACGGCGAGAAACCCGGGCTGCTCATTCCAACCGATACAGGCTGGCAGGTGAACCCCGAACCCGAGCTCCCTGCCGCAGCCGAGCCGATCGCCCCGACGCTCGAGGCGCAATTGCAGGAATCGATCGAAGACGTCGAGCAGCGCAAGAAAAAGGTAGCCGGCAAGAACAAAAAGATCGCGCCGAAGGCTTCCGCTGACGTTCCGAAGGCGCAGATCCCGGCGAAGATCGACGACCCGTACATCACGCAGAAACAGCAAACCGACTTATACAATTCGGCGGCGCAGGCGGGCTGGACACTCGACGAGTTCATCGAATACGTGAAGAAAAACTATAAATCGATTCGCGAGGTGCGGCAGTCGCAGTACGCGGCGCTGCTCGCGAAGGCGAAAGGAAACGCACGCTGATGAAGCGCACGGCGCGCATGAAGCACCGCTACGAAGCCGCAGAAATCGACGGTAAATGGTTTGTGATCGATCTGCGTCTTCCCGACAAAGGTCCCGTGCTCGAGGAACGAAGCGAACGTGACGCCCGCGTCACCGCAGACATCTCGAACATTCTCGAAGGTTACGCACGTTGCTATCAGGATCATAAACATGGCGACGAGTGAACTTCCGGCCTTCACTTTTGACGAGGCGAAGCACGAATACACTGTGAACGGCATGCGCGTTCCCGGCTGCACGTCCATTCTGCACACTGGCGGGCTCGTGCCTCGCTTCTTCGTCGACAACGAATACCTCGAGCGGCGTTCGGCCCTCGGCAGGGAAGTGCACAAAGCCTGCCATCTGCACAACCTCGGCACGCTTGGCAGTTACGACAAAGCGGTGAAGCCGCACCTGCACGCGTGGATCGCCTTCAAAGAACAGAAGAAATTCGTGCCGCGCCTGAGTGAGCACCTGTGCGTTGCGTATGTAAACGGCATGGGATTCGGCATGCAACTCGACTGCGAGGGTTTGCTTGACGGAGAAGAAGCGATCATTGACTACAAAATCGGCGAGGTGTACCCGCACCACGCGATACAAACCGCAGGCTATGCCGCGGGATTGCCGCATGCGAAATACACCACGCCGATGGCGCGGTTTCTGAAGCGCAAGCGTTTCGGCGTGCAGCTGCGGGAAACTGGCGTGCCGAAAATTGTGCCGTTTGATTTGCGAAGTGACTATGAGGCGTTCGTGTCCGCGTTGTACGTGACCGCCTGGAAACGGCGGAACGAAAAATTTTACAGGGAGATGGAACGATGACGAAAAAGGCGATCCAGAAATATGAAGTGCCCGAACGTCCGAAAGAGGCGCTGCTCGAGAAACGCACCGCGCCGATACTCAAACAGTGTCATGCATTCACGGCGATCACGAGCGAAGATCATTATCTTGCCGCAGGCGCTTTGATTCAGCGAATCGACGACGCGGCGAAATGGATTGAAGCGGTCGGGCGTCCGTTCGTACTCGGCCTCGACCGCATGCACAAGGCCGGCGTTGCTTGGCTGAAGAAGCAGACGGTGCCGCTTGCGGATCAGAAGTCGCGGCTGCTTTCCATGCGCATGTCGTGGAAAGCGATCGAAGAGAAGAAGCGCGAGGAAGCGGCGGCAAAGGTTGCCGAAGCATTGCGAAAGAAGCAGCAGCAGGAGCTCGGGAAGATGGCGCGCGCCGCCGAGAAGAAGGGCGACACGGAGCAGGCCGAGGTGCTGCGCGAGCAGGCTGCCGAAATGCCGCTGCCGTTCATTGATACGGGCGCGCAGATCATTCAGGAAGGGTTTTACGTTAAAGAACGCTGGGTGTTCGAAGTGACGGATCCCGACAAAGTGCCGCGTGAATTCTGCTCGCCGGACGACAAAAAGATCCGCGCTCACGTCGACGCTTACGGGCCGACCGCGACGATCGCCGGGGTACAGATCAAAAAAGAAGTGAAGGAACATTCACGGAGCGTGGCGTCATGACCCCGGAGCAATTGTTTTCGACGATGACCGAGAAGCAGAAACTCGTGCTGATCCACGACGTGTTCAATTCCTTCACGCCGGGATTCAAAAAACTGCTGCTCGAGGAATTGCTGCCCGAGCCGACGGGGCCCGTGGACATACAGATCACCTCGAATGATGACGCGGTGCGCGTGACATTCGATCGGCGCGTAGCCTGGCTGAACTTTCCGAAGCAGTACGCTTTGCAGTTCGGGAAGATGCTCATGGAGCACGGCGGCGCGACGTTCGAAAAGGCGCAGAATCCGACCGAGAAGTAATCCACACTTTCACACGTTTTCCACAGAGGCGTCACCTTGCATTCATGGCCACACTGTGAAAGAGTCCGCATGCTCCGCTATCCGCGAGCATTGAGCCTGCGCCGACGGGCGCAGGCAAGGCAAGGGCGGTGCCCTCATACATCGCCCTTTCCGCCCGTTATGAGGGGGTTTTCGAAGTGTCCCACGATGAAATATGGCCGAAAGACGCGCCCAAAGCAGACATAGAGCGCCTCTTTAATTTCGCAAAGCAACTCGGGCTCGACGAACTTCTCGCCGCGAAAATGCAGAAGGACGTCACTGCCGCCGAGAAAATCGTTGCCGCGCCGCTGCCCGAAGTACACCTGAAAGACATGCCGGAAGCGTGCCTAGTCGGAAGGCTCGGTGAAATCTGCGATACGCGCATGGCCGACCTGCCGCGTGCTTACGCATGGCCGACGCTGCTCGCGATCGGCTCGGCGTTTCTCGATGAACAGAACAGCAACCCGCCGACCATGCTTTATGTCGCGCTCGTCGGGCCCGTGCATTCCGGCAAAACTCAGGCTATAGAACGCGCGGTGCACGTGCTCGGCCTCGAGAAACCGCAACTCATGCGTACTTACTCGGGCAGCGCCGAGCAATTGGTGCGCCGCCTCGGTGACGCCGACGGAAACCCCCGGCTATTGTGGATCGACGAACTCGCGCACCTTTTTAAGAAGCAGCAGATCGATCGCGCTTCCTTTCCGCAGATCCTGAACGAAGCCTATTACAACACCGCGTTTGAGGTGCTCATGGGGCACAAACAACGCGTCGACGTATCTGTCAAACTTTCCATGATCGGCGGCATCGTCGAGGAACTCTTTCAGGATTCCTTCGCAAAGGAAACCGTCGGCGGCCAGCATGATCGCTTTCTGTTCGGCTTGTGTCCAGGCGGGTTTAGGTTTGATTTCATGCCGCTCGATGGACTGCACGAGAAATTCGACATCCGCCCCGTGAAAGTCGACCGCAGCGTCTGGGAAGCGAAGAAGGAATACCTCGAAAAACATCCTGAAATGAACCCGCGCATTCTTGAAACCTCGATGCGCGGCACACTGATCGCCGCTGCCTTCAATGGCAATAAGGCGCTGAAAGGCTTTCAACTCGGCCCGGCCTTCGCCCTCGCCGAATATCAAATGCGCATTCGCGAAATCCTGCAGCCTGAAAGCGGCGAAACCGTCGAAGGGCGCATGACAGGGCGCATTCTGAACTTTGTCAAACGCTACAAGGGCAAGTACGTTTCACGCCGCGAGGTGCTGCGTGCCACGCGCGCTTATGATCTCGGTGCCGTGCTTTGCGATCGCGTCGTGGCGGTGCTCAAAGCGAACGGCGATATTGAAGTCGTGAAGATCGGAAAGCAAACCGTCATGCGCTGGATTACCGACGCGGAAGAGGAACCCGATGACACCGAAAACTGACCTGTCAGCAGCGTGCTTATATATGTGTGTAGGGGGGGGGGTAAAAAGCCTGCTGACAGATGCGCTGACAGTTGCTGACAGTTGCACAGATAAGGTATTTAAGTATGAATACTTTAGGTTTTTTCTCACACACATATATAGGAAACGCGCTGACAGTTCGATTTTGGGCCTGAACTGTCAGCAGTTGTCCGGGGGGGGTTGCTGACAGTTGCCGGGGGCCTTTATGAACCTTCCTAAACCTATCGCCGAACCCTTCTGCCCATGGTGCCGCCGTACCGACCTGCCCCTGCACCGCCTTAAATTTCATGTCAAATACTGCGACAAAGCACCGCAGCCGAGAGGAAAGAAAAACGCCCAGCGCCGCCTTCTCGAGGCAACCGGGAAAGGGAGCTCGCCATGACGGACAAAAAAATCGTGATCGAAAGTGACGATGAAGCGTTCAAAAAACATATTGCACTCGTGTGCAAGGACCTGCTCGACTTCGTTATCGACCGCACACGCGGGCCGCTCGAGGCATTGATCGTGCTTCAGTGCGTGAAGAATGCTATTGCGCAGGAACACCAGATCGCCGAAGTGGATCTCCTGGACCTGCCCATGCCGACGGGAATGAAACAGTGAGCACACTAAATCAATTCGCGCTGCGCCGCATGCTTATCGACGCCGAAGAACAAGTCGCCGAGGTGCGCACACTGATCGCGTCCGCACCTGACGATACGCGGGCACTCGTTGAAATCTGCGATGAAACGCAGCGCCAGATTCTGCGGCTCGAGAACGCGATCATTGAGGTATTTCGATGAGCTCGCGCTGGTTTGAACGCGGCACCGCCGCAGGAATTATTCTCGTGTGTCTTTCCGTGGCGCTTTGGCGCGCACGCAATCGGCGTTACTGCGATCGCGTGTGTCCGCTCGGTCATTGTGTGTGTGTCGAAACCTGTCCGACTGCGAGGTGAACGATGAACGATCATTTTATCGAAAGCGCCGTGAAATTCGACTGCGCGAAAATTTGGCTGGATATTCTCGGCACAGACTTTTCGCATCCGTGTTTCCGTTGCAATGAAATGCCGCACGAAGGCGATGTGTGGCGCGTCGAAACGATCGGCGGCGTCATTCGCGAAGGGCATTCACGCTGCTTCGCCGACATCGAGAAAACACATGCGCCGATGCTTTACGAAATCGTGCGCACCATTCCCGAAGCGGTGCGCAATATGTATCTCAGTCCACAGCAGATTCTCTGGCTTGCGGCGATCGAGGAAAAGAAATGCTGAGTCCCACGCAACGGACCGAACTACGCAGTACGCTCGACGTGATGCGGGATGCCGGACTGCTGTGCGGGGATGACGAACAGATCGCAGCAGTCGAAGGCGCGCTTGTGCGCGTGATCGATCTGTTCATCATGGAAACGTTGCTCGATGCGTTTGTAATTCTCGAGGTGAAACCGTGCGACCTATCGAAGTAACTCGCAAACAATTCGCCCGACTCTTGCGCAACGCAAAGCAGGCCGGCAACGACCGAAACGTCACGAGCGAACGCAAACAGATCGCTCGGCAGGTGCGGCGCTGGATGCGACAGGTTGCATGGTCGCTCGACGACGCAGGTGATCGCGACGTCGTGCTCGACTGTGCGGAAGCGATCTACAAAAGAATCCTGGAGAGCAAAGTGTGAAACTCAGGAAACAGGGCAAACGCTGATGGCCAAATGGATCGAAGTTAGCGCAGAGAGTGTGCCGAGCCGTTTACGCGACGGCGTGCGCATCGGGAAGGATTTGCGCGTGTTCCGCAGCGGCATGCTGACCGTTTTCGTCGCGACCGAAGAGGGCCTGCTGCACCTGTCGATCTCGCATCCGCTGCGTTATCCCGAATGGAACGAGATCAAATCCGCTCGGTACGATCTGCTGCCGAACAATAAAACTTTCGCGCTGCTGCTTCCACCGATGGAAGAGTATGTGAATCTCCACAAGAATTGCTTTCACCTTCATGAAATCTGAAAGGGAAACGCCGATGAAACGCCCGACGCTTTCGATCGAAGAAGCGACTATGGTGCTCGCGGCCATCGCGCATGATTCCACGCCGGAAGAACAGGACCGTGCGAACGCGCTGGCCAAAGTGGTCTACACCGAACACTTCATGGACAAAGCGCCTGTGCGCGAGTTCGGCTTGTTCATTTTTTCCCTGCTGTGGGACTTTGCCGAGAATTGCGAACTGCTCGAGGTGAAACCGGAATGAATCGCTTGACGCGCAATCGAACTCAGTGATAACAGTTTGCTCGCAGTAAAACTTCCGCAATCAGGAGGAAGCCAAATGATCAAACAGAAAAATCAGCCTCTCGCTTTGCTCGTGATCTTTGCACTTTCGATGACTCCGCTGACGCTCGGGTTCGTTTCGTTCTACACGCACCCGTATCCTGCAGGCCCGTTCGGCGGCGGCGGCGGTGACGCGAAAATGAGCGGCTACGTGTGCGGCCCGATGTGCGACGGCATTGTCGCTTGGCTGATCGATCGCGGGCTGAATTACGTTGCCGACCATTGGAGTGATCCGAGCGGCTGCGCGACGGGCACGTGCGTCGGCAATGCCTCGATGGGCGGCGTGGGCAGTGCGGGTTCACTTGGCGGCGGCGGGGGAAATACCTTTTGAGCGTAGCGAAACGGCTGATCGAAGCGGTACGCATCGGACGCTGGCGGCAGGCGGTGCACGTTATGCACGACAACGATTGCACCGACGGCGAAGGCGAATGGACGAACCCGATCGGCGTTGCGGGCGAACTGCAGTTCGAACTCGAAAGCGGCTACACAATGAATCGCACGCTCGATCATCGCGGCGATAGCGGCATTGATTTCAATTGTCCAGGCGGAACGGTCGACGTGAAATGCGTGCAGAAAAAGCCGCATCACCTGTTCATTGAAGTCGGCAAAGCGGTCGCAGATTATTTTGTGATGTATCGCTTTTTCAGTTTCACCGACGTGCGTTTCATCGGATGGTGCACACGAGCCGACGCATTGCGAGCTCCGCAGCGCGTCACAAAAAAACTGAATTATGAGCCGAACTTCAGGCCGAGCCGCGCCGACCTGCTCGAACTGCTTCGCACTGTGACGAAGCGTGTTGACGAGCGGCCAGCGTCCGGCTTACTCTTCTGAGCCATCAGGTAGATCAGGCGCTCGCGCCTACAAGGCGCTGCAAGACCATTCGCGCAGAAATGGTTGTATCTCGTGGCAGGAGTAATTTACCTCCACAGAAGCGGCACGGAGAACCTCGTCTACATTGGACAGACGATGCGCTTCGAGGACCGCTGGGACGAACACGTTCTCGCGGCCTTTATCGGAAGCACAACGCCGTTCCATCAAGCGATCCGCCGCCTCGGGCCTTCTGATTTTTCCTGCGAGATACTCGCCGAAGCGAAAACGCGTGAGGAATTGAATCTCCTCGAGAAGCGTTTCATCGCCTACTACGACGCAACCGATCCAGCGAAAGGCTATAACGTCATGGTTGGCGGAACTTCTTCGCGAACATTGCGGCCAGAAGAAGCGATGGCTCCGCAAGGCATGCCGCTCGAGCAGGCATTGCCGCTCTACAATTGCTACGGCGAATTTATCGGGAAAATTCGAGTCCAACACGCACTGCAGATGCATGGCGTTTTTCTTCAGGTCCGCGCTCGAGGGACCGGGCGAAGACGTCACTTTACTTCCGCAAAACTTTACGCGCGCAGAACATGGCGATGGGAACCGAAAACCTCGGACGGTTTCATCGTGATGCAACTCGTGCGTGCATAGGAGAAAAATAAATGGCACCTCCGTTTGTAGTGGCAGCGAATCCGTCCACCTGGAACACGCTCGTCGGCGGGCAGGGCGGCCCGTCATTCGCCACAGGCCCGCAACCGTGCGCCGGATTTCAGGTCAGCGACATCACGCTTTCAAGCGCGCAGATTCTTGCAATTCAGACTGGCGCGATCACGCTGATTCCCGCGCCCGGCGTGACAGGCTGGTTTCTGAATATCGACAAGATCATCATGCGTCTGATCGCGGGCAGCGCGGCTTACACCGACGTGGGCGGCGCGGTTTCGTTCGCGGTCGGCGGCCTTTCGATGGCGCTCGCGTCGAATGCAATCTTCCTCGTGACGACCGCACCGAACCGCAGGCAGCAAGTCGTCGACTTCGCGGCGGCAGCTGCAGGCACAGGCGTCACGGGCACCGCAGCGAATCCGCCGACTGAAGACAACGCAGCGTTCCAGATCAGCAAAGCGACGAATAACTTTGCTGCCGGGAACGGCACGATGCACATCACGACGTACTACACGACCGAAGCGAGCCTCTAATGCCGCCCTTCATGACGCAGCCGCCGCAATTGCAGCCGCGCCGTGGAATCACCGGGGGATTGCCTGCGTATTCCTTCGGCTCGTTTCCCGTCGGCTTGCAGCCTGCGCGCATGGTCGTTACCTCGGTCGCGGTCGCTTCAAACGTGGTGACGCTCGGCGTGAAACTGCTCGAAGGAAACATTCCGACAACCGCAAACTTCGTCACGGTGACGGGCACGGTTGTCGGCGGCTCGACGGTGAACGTCACGAACACTGCGCTGACTGGCGTCACGATCGCGCCAGCGACAGGCGTCGGCACGATCACGTATTCGCTTACGCTCGCGAATCTTTCGACGACGCCCGACGGCGGTCAGGTGTTTGTGCTCGCGCAGGACGTTGGCGAAACAACTGCCGTCGCGAAGGGGCAGCAGTTCGCGCTCGCGCCCGACGGCGGTTACGGCCTTACAGTTGTTTGGGCGTGCACCGCAGCGACGGTCGCACTGCAACTCGAAGGCTCAGTCGACGACGTTGACGCGCAGTACGCGATCATCGGAACGAGTCAAACCACGCTCACAGGCTCGGTGCTTGCGCAGGTGCCGACCGATGTGCGTTTCGTTCGCGTGAATACAACTGCGTTTACGGGCGGCCCCGGCACGCTTTGGGCGAAGATTTATCAGTCGACGAATGCCGGGAACTGATGTTTGTTCAAACTGCTTCCGACAATTTCACGCGGGCGAACGGCGCGATCGGGGGCAATTGGACGGCAAGCGTGGGAGGGGCGGTGATTCTGTCAAACACCGCTGCCGCAGCGGTCCCTTCGTCAGGAGCGGGAAACAGAAACAATCTTTTCTGGTCCGCGCAGTCGTTTCCGAATGATCAGTACGCGGATGGAGTTATCGCAAGCGTAACGACTGGAGCATTCGCCGGGCCTGTGGTACGCGGAAGCGCCGGCGGTGAGCACGGCTATATCTGCCTTGTGCCGCCGACAGGCGTGTCAGGTTCCGTGATCGTTCAGCAGGCGCCGACAAACTTGTCGATTCTCGTTCTTCCGGGCATTACGCCGCAGATCGGCGACGTTTTCAGGATCGCGGCGGTCGGAACACTGATCAGCGTCTATCAGAACGGCGCGTTTCTCGGTTCGATCGTGGATTCGTCGCTCGTTTCCGGCGCGCCTGGAATATTTCTTTTTCCGAACGGCAACGGACAAACTGCTGCGGAATTGTCTTCATGGGCTGGCGGTTATGTTTCAAGCGGCGGCGGCGGCGGTGACATCGGCCCCGGCTTCGATTTCAAATTAAAATTATGACACTTGTTCGTGACAGTTTCGCTCGAGCCGATGGTTCCCTGGGACCAAACTGGGTGAATAAATGGTCCGGCAATTCCGAGGGCGCCGTCGGCCTCGGCGACATGGCCATCATTTCGCAAGGCTATGGCCCGACAAACAATCATTCCGCTGAACGGCTGATGATGTGGAACGGCGGGCAAACCTTCGGAAACGATCAATATTCGCTCGCCGTCGTGAAAACGATTGCTCCAAACATTGCGACGCTTTCGATCACGGCAGTCGCCAATGCAGGCGTGAACTTATGGACGTACACCTATACGGTCACGCAAGGCAGCGTGGCCGCGGTGATCGCAGGCGGCGGTTTGTTTGCGCAGGTCAGCGGCATGGCGAACGCCGGAAATAATATCACCGTCAAGCCGCAGATCATTACCGCCTACGGCGCGGGAACATTCACCGTTTCGAGTACGACGGGAGTTGCCGAAAGCGGATCAAGCGGCATCGGAAACTGCCCGAGTGATTCGACGAGTGGCGTGGCCGTTCGTGCGTCGAATCGAACCTGCTATTACCAGATTCAAGGGCCGAACACGTTTAACGCTCTAGGAAGTTACACGCGTGAAATGTGGAGTCTGATAAACGGTGTCGGCAGTGCAATCGAAGGAACGGGAATCAATAACACGCCGAATCTTATCGGTGACATCGTTTGCATGGTGGCTGTCGGCACGCAGATTAAGGTGCTCGAATTAAGTGCGGGCGTCTGCACAACGCAAGGGCCTACAACCGACGCGAACATTGTTTCGGGAACGCCCGGAGTTTATGACTGGTGTTTTGGCGGCCCGCAGGAATACAACTGGGGTGCATGGGGCAATTCGGGAGTCGTCGGCAGCGATCCGCCGGGAAACGCAGGCACAACGTGGAACAACTGGCAGGCCGGGGATTTTTCTCTGGTCGGAAGTCTGCCGCTCGGCGTCGACAATTTCACGCGAGCAAACGAAAGTCCGCTTAATCCCGCCAACTGGACCGTGCCGAGTGGAACGGGCACAGGAAATTTGCAGGTCGTCAGCAATCTTTGCGTGTGCGGTGCTTCAGTTGTTTCGTTCAACGTTGAAATCTTTACGGGCGGCGGAGCGCCCGCAAGCGCCGATCAGTATGCGCAGATCACCGTGCAGAACGTCGGTTCAGCGATGGGAGTCGTTGTGCGCGCCTCGACAAGTTCCGTCACGTTCTATTATTTTCAGTGGAACAATGCGGGCGTTTTCAATTTGTTCAAAGTCGTCGCCGGAACGGTGACGGGACTCACTAGCCAAGGCGGCATAGCGTTTCCTGTCGCGGGCGATACGATGGGCCTCATGGCGCTCGGGCCTTTGCTCGTCTGTTTGCACAATGGCGTCGTAATCATGTCGTGGCTTGATACTTCGATCGCTGCGGCGAATCAGGGTGCGGGCCTCTGGATTCAAGGCGGCCCGGGTTCAGTCAGCGCGTTCTCGGGCGGCACAATTCCGATCACGCCGAACGTTGCAGGCGGCGGCGGCGATCTCGGTCCAGGCTACGATCTGAAATTCGGTTTTTGAGGAAAACATGTTCGGAAAAGGCGTCGACCCGAAAGTCGGCAAAAGCACGCAGTTCAAAAAAGGCTGCAATCATAATCCGAAGGGCCTGCACGGCGAATCGGAAGATGCGCGCAAGGTTGCCTCGATCCGCAAGGTGCTGTTCGCGCTCGTGCCCGAAAAGGAAATGAAACGCCGCTGGAAGTTTTTCCTCGATAATTCGAACACCGATATAAAGTGGACCGCGTTCAAACTCGCGCTTTATTACATGTACGGACGCCCGCCGAAGCGCCCGATCAATCCCGACGATCAGGCGGAATCGAACATGGGCGAGGCGTTCGACTTTTCGGATTTCCCGACGGGTAACACTCCGATCCAGTGAAGATCAGCGACTGGTACAAACCGCAGCCCGTGCAGCGCCGCTTCCATGAAAGCGAGGCGAAGTACCCGCTGCTCGAGGGCGGGCGCGGCGGCGGCAAGTCGACGGCTTTGATGTGGGAAGCGATCATGGAATGCTTGCGCGTTCCAGGCTCGAACTGTTTGCTGTTGCGGCGCACGCTGACGAGCATGGAAAAGGGCGGCATCGAGGATCTGTTCACGAAGAACGTGCCGAGAAAACTTTACTGGCGATACAACGCCTCGCGGCATATCGTGATGTTCGCGAACGGCAGCAAACTTTTTTTCGGGCACATTTCGAATGACGCGGACCTGCTGCAGTATCAGGGCGCGGAATTTCTTTTTATCGGCTGGGAGGAATTGACGCAGTTCACTTACGGCCAGTGGGAATTTCTGAAAGGCAGTAACCGCTGCCCGATCAAAGTCTACATGCACGGCGGCAAAACGTTTCCGGTCAGGCCGCGCATGGCCGCAGGCACAAACCCGAACGGACGCGGCTCGGGCTGGGTGAAGGCGCTGTGGATCACGCGCAAACCCGTCGGCGACATGGCGCTGAATTACGACGCCGGCGACTACGAAGCGATCCACTCGACTTACGAGGACAATTTCGTTTATGCGAACGACAAGGATTACATTTCAAAACTCCATTCCATCGTCGATCCTGTCCTGCGAGCCGCTTGGATCCCCGGCGACTGGAATATCCTCGCTGGACAGTTTTTTCAAAACTGGGATCCTGCTCGACATGTCAAGCGATACTCGGACTGCATTTTTGAAGACTGGCAGGACCGATGGATCTCGATCGACTGGGGTTTCGAGCACGCGACTGTCGTGCTCTGGTGGACCCGAGTCAGAATAAAAACGGAATTTGATCCCGACGCGAAGAAGAACGTGATTCTCTGTTACCGCCAATTGGTTGCGCGGCAGACGAACGAAGAGATCCTCGCGGAGAAAATCGTCAATGCCAATGCCACTGGGGACAAGTTCGATCGTGTGGGGCGAATTTATCTTTCTCCCGACCGATTCAGTAAAATCGATCAGCACCACAGCATTGCGGACAAGATGGGCGATGTTTTTGTACGATTCGACCTTCCGCGTCCTGAGCGCGCAAACAACCGTCGCGTCGACGGCTGGCGGCTCTGTTACACCCTGCTCGACACTGATGGAGTCGCTGTACTTGACAACTGTCCAGATGTGATCGATTCGATCCCGAAACTCATGCGGGACGAGAAAAACCTCGAGGATGCGGCAAGCGAGGGCAATGAACTTTTTCTCGACGTGTGCGAGTCGTTTCGCTACGGCCTTATGAGTTATGCTTCCGCCGCCGGGGTGCCGAGAGAAGTCGCCATGCAGCGCGAGATCCAGGCGATCAAGGGAAACACGCAGAAGTACATGCGTTATCTCGAGCTTCAGGCGAAGCCGAAATCGAGCGGGATCACGTTTACGGTGAATCGCGGAAGGCGGCTCAGATGACCGATTTCGTTACCGTCGTCGGGATCGTTACGATCTCGCTTGTCATGCTTCTCGTCGCGATCCCTGTTCTCGTCGGTGCCGTGCAATTCTGGATTTATTACATTCGAATCCTGCGAAAGACGCGGAAGGAAGAACGTGAAAAAGCCGCGAGCGAACAAGTACCTAACTTTGCTCGAAAATGATCTGGCGCTCGAACGCAAGCGCGCCGAGCGGCTCGAGAAGGATCTCGAATTCTTTCAAGGCAAGTGCGAACGCCTCGAGCTCGCGCTGGCAAAGAATCCGCAGGGCCTGCTGCAGTACGGGCAGACAACGCCGCTGCCGCCAGCGCCGCCCGCCCCGCCGCAGCAAGGCCCGCGGCGCATGTCGCGAGCCGATATTCTTTCCGCGTGGAACGAGAAGTCGGAAGCCGAGCAGAACGAAATCCTCGAGCGAGGCGAGTGGGATCCCACGAAAGAGGTGAACAATGCAAGGCAGTGAAACGTTTGATGGAAAAATTTCAGGCAACCGGCAATTGGTGGATCGCTACAACGAAGCGAAGGGCAAGAAACCGGGCGCACCGAAAAAGTCGCGTCCGAAACCGGGCGGCGGCTTTTCAGGCGGCGCTCACGAACCGAGCGGGCACGACGAGATCAAGCAAGTAGTCGCCGAGCACGGCCCGGCGCACTCGCATCACATTCATAAAACCCCGGACGGCTATCACAGCACAAGCCATCACGAGTCCGGCCACGTGCACCACGCCGATCACGCAACACTTGGCGAAGCGCACGAGCACGGCGCGCACGCGTTCGACGATACAACGCACCTCGGCGATATGGGCAAAGACGACGAGCAGGTCGCGGGCGAGCATGCGCGCATGGAAGAAGGCGGCTCGGGTTCGAGTTACGGCGGAACGAAAAGCGTCGGGTTCATGAGTTGAGTGAACAAAAAGATTCGAAAGCCGCGGTACTCTACTTCAAACCGAGCTCGATCAACCGTGCGAGCGGTGCGCGATGCGGTGCCTGCTGGAAGTTTATTCGCGATCCCGGCGAGTGTTTGGAAGTTATTGGAAACATCGCCGCTCGCGGTGTCTGTGGACTGTACGTCAACGGCGTTCCGCATTCGACTCGATTGGACCATCTCTGGCGGATCACTAAAATCAGTAAAGAGGAATCTGGATATACCGACGAAGGCGACTCGCACTGCGTAGGCTGCGAGCACATGGCGAACCCGGGAAACGCGACGAGTCCGTGCGAAAAAGTCGAGGGCCTCGTCGAGCAACGGGGGTGCTGTAATGAATACGAAGCTCGATGAGATGTTTCAAAATGGCGCGAATGGCGCGAGGAATACCTCGGCACAGTGGTACGACAACTCGCGTTCGAAAGCAGGATTCGCAAAATGAGCACAGGTGAAAACGACAGTCCATTCGAGATCGAAACCGATGACGAGCGCGATCGCCGCATCGGGCGAATGATTCGCGAGAACGTGGGTAAACGAATGAGTGAAGACAACATCAACGCGAACGGCGCGGTACTTTCCGCCGACATGACACGCAAGGGATTTCACCGCTTCCCGCAAAGCGATCGCATTCGCATTTCGAAGACGCTTTACGATCAGATCGCGAGAGTGCCGTGGCTTTCCGGGCCGCTCGTCGTTTACGTCGACGCGAACGTTCCCGTCACCGAGGTGTGGTATCAGGACAGCACAAACAATCTTTTGGGCCGCATCGTGAATCTTGGCGCGCCCATCGCCCCGCCTGTCGCGCACGTCACGCAGAATGACGCGCTCGATTTCAAGGACGACGAAGGAAATCAGCCGAAGGTGAAGAAACAAAAGGATCGCCGCGAAAAGGACGCCTTACTGTAATGCCTGCCCGCGAAATCATGAATCTGTATCACCAGCGAAAATTGCATTCCGGGCCCGGCGGGCCGATCGTCAAAAAGAAATCACAGGCTACGGCGATTCAGATCGCGATGGCGCGCCGCGAAGGTCACGACATTCCCGAAGTGAAAGGTTCGATGCAGGACGGCGGGCTCGTGCCTGAAACCGGAGCATACAAACTGCATGAAGGCGAGCGTGTCGTGCCCGTGGCGAACCGCACGGAAGCGACGGATCTGTTCGCGAGTCGGCCCGAAGAACGTCCGCGAAAGGAACCGCCTGGACGCGTGCCCGGTTATCGCGCCGGGAAAATGCCTACAGGAATGGGCGGCGCGTTCGAGAGGAGATGAGCGAATGGCCGAGGAAAAATGGATGCAGCACGTTTCGAAAGGCATCGAGCACCGCGGCACGAAAGGCGTCTTCCGCGAAGCGGCACACCGCGCCGGAATGAGTACACACGCTTACGCCGAAAAGAAAAAGCATTCTGCGGGTAAAACTGGCCAGCGTGCACGCCTCGCGCTGGCGTTTATGGGCGCAAAGCATGGCGGATGAAGAACAATTGGAAGGCGCGGGCCACGAAGAAGGAATCGAGGAAGAAGTCGAAGAGTTTCTGCCGGGCGAACTTTGCGCCGTCGACGGTGTTACCGAAGAAGATAAAGTCGATCTCGAGGAAGAAGACGATTCGGGCCTCACGCAGGAAGAAAAAGAAGGCGTGCTCGCCGAACTCTGCAACGCCGCAACGCAGCGCGATCTCACTTCCTATCGCCTTGAAGTCCGCGACGCTTGGAAAGCGCGGTATTTCTGGCGTGGTAATCAGTTCCTCTTGCCTGGAAGAAATGGTGCGTGGGTTCTTCCGCAATTGATTCTCGTCGGCGGCCAATCTTACGACGACCACAATTCGGAAACGAATATTTATCTGGCGTTCGGCGACACGATCATCGCCTCGCTGACCGCAGGCACGCCGAGCGTCCGGTTCGAGCCGGACGACCCGACGAATCCCGCCGACGTCAGCGCCGCCGAGAATTCCGAGGGAGCTCGGCGGCTGATTGAACGTGCGAATAACATGATCGTCGCGCAAGAGGATCTTTGCCGTTTTCTGTGGACGGATTCGCGCTGCATCACGCTTACGAAGTACGTGCTCGACGCCCAGCGGTTCGGCTATGAGCAGCGCAGCGAACTCGAGGATGAGCTCGGCTATCTGCCAGAAGAAGGCGAAAAGGTCGGCGAAGAATCCGGCGAGGAAGAAATCACCATCGGACGCGGCACGCCTCGCGGTCAGGAAATCGTTGAAAACTTCGGCGCACTCGAGTCGAAGATTCCCATGCAGGCGAGTTCGATCGACGAATGCGATTACGTGCAGATCGCGAAAGAACGCGACATCACGCGCATGAAAACGAAGTACCCGAAGAAGGCGAAGGATCTGCAGCCCATGCAGACGCCGACCGCGAACACCGAATATATGCGGCTGGCGCGTACTTCGATCATGACCGGAATGCGTCCGTCGAACATGACGAACGACGCGATGACGTACAACTGCACCGAGCAATGGATGTGGTTCCGTCCGAGTTTTTATCCCGAGTGTAAGGACGAAACGAAACGCGAATGGCTGTACGACACGTTTCCGACGGGCTGCTACGTTGCAATGGTCGGCAAAACAGTCGTCGAAGCGCGCCGCGAGCAGATCGACGATCACATCACGCTGACGCACTGCCGCCCCGGCGACGGTTCGCATCGGCCGGCGCTCGGTTCGCCGCTGATCCCGATTCAGGAAAAACTGAACGACTGCATGGACTACATGCACGACGCCTACATGCACCTCGTGCCGCTCAAATGGGTTGACTCGGAAGCGGTCGATAAAGAGGCGCTCGAGGAACTGCAGACAAAGCCGAATCAGTATGTCGTCATGAAGCGGCGGCCAGATAAGGACATGGCATCGAACATTTTCGTCGAGCCGCAGATCCAAATTGCCGAGGGCCTCATGCTGTATATTCAGCAACTCTTCGGCGAGATCCCGCAATTTCTCTGCGGCGCGTTTCCGGCGTTGTTTGGCGGTGATACAGGGGCGAACGATACGGCCAAGGGCATCGCGGGCCAGCGCGATCAGGCTCTTGGCCGTGTCGGGCTGACGTGGCGAAACCTGAAAGCGAGTTATGCGCGGATCGTGCGGCAGGCCGTCGCCGCCGCCGCGAAATTCCGCAATTCGCCGATGTCCGGCGAAATGCCGGGCGCGGGCGGCGCAAAGGAAATCATCAACGTCGACCCGAACGACCTGAAAGGGAACGTGCGGTGCTATCCCGACACGGATGAAAACTTTCCCGAGTCATGGGTTGCGCAGCGCGGAATTTGGCAGGGCCTCATGGCCGCAGCGGCGGCGAATCCGATTCTCGCGCAGGTGCTGCAGGTTCCGCGCAACCTCGCGATCGCAAAGGATAAAGTCGGCCTGCCCGAGCTCGTCATTCCGGCGGCAGCAGCCGCAGCAAAGCAGCAGGCCGAAATCATGGTGCTGCTCGAGGGCGCGCCCGTGCCGAACCCGGCGCTCGAGCAGGCAAAGCAGGCTGTGCAGTCATTGAACCCGCCGCCTGGAACGCCGCCCGAGCAGATCCTCATGGCGCAGCAGAAAATGGCGCAGGCGATCACGCAGATTCCGCCGCTTGTGAGTTCCGTGCCGATCGACGAGGAACTCGACGACCATCAGAACGAAATGGGCGAGATCCTGACGTTCGCGAATTCGCCGAAGGGGATCAAGGCGCGTGTCGAGAAGAAGGACGGATTTTTGAACTTGCGGCTGCATTATGACGAGCACAAACGTGCGCTGGCCGCCAAGATCGCGCAGCAGCAGGGGCAGGGCAGTCAGTTCAAACCCGTTTCGGATTCGGTCAGCGTGAGTTTCAAGGATCTGCCGCCCGAAGGGCAGGCACAGGTCGCGGCAAAGATGGGGATCCAATTGAACCCGCAGAATCTCATGGCCGAGGATCAACTCGAAAAGGCGCACGACATCAAGGCGCTCGCGACGACTCCGAAAATTCCGCCCGGCGGTGATCAGGCACCCGGGCAGAAACCGCCCGTGATGTAAAAATCAGGAGGAAAAAAATGGAAGGCGAGGATCTCGGCTTAATCGAGGATTCAGGCGTAGCCGACTTAGGAGGAGAAGAATCAGGTGGCGAAGAAACCCCAATCGAAGGAGAAACGGAAACCGAAACGCCCGAAGACGGCAGTACCCCTTCGGGAACCGAGATTACCGGGGAGTCCGAAGAAGGCGAAGGCGAACGATCAGGGCGAGCTTTACCCCAGCAAGTAAGGCTCGCGCTTCGGGAATTCGCGCAGAACAATCCAGAGTTCGCGAAGAAGTTTCCGCGACTCGAACGGCAACTGACCGATGCGATGTTTAAGACGGCGCAGTTGTCGAAACTTGGCGGCCTCGCGGCGCTCAGGGAAGCACACGAAGCGATCGAGGCGCACGGCGGTGCCGAGGGCCTGCGCGAGCTCGCCGAAACCGCGCAGGCGTCCCGTGTGCTCGAGGAAGGTATGAACACGGGCGATCCCGTGCTCGCGAACACGTGGGCCGAAACCGCGCCCGAGGGGTTCAAATCCTTCGGGCGTCCGTATCTCGAGAAACTCGAGCAGCTGGATCTCGCGGCGCACGACTGGAACGTCGCGCCCGATATGGTGAAGACGCTCACACGCACGGGCGTTTACGACAGCATGGCGGAACTTGAAACCGCGATCGCCGGCGAACGCTTAGCCGATGTACAGTCCACGTTCCAGAAACTCAAAAAATATTTTCTCGACTTGCGTCATTTCGGCAACGCCACGAAAGGCCCGGACCCGCTCAAGGCCGAGCGCGAAAGGTTCGACGCCGAACGGCAGGAATTCGCGACCGAGCAGCGGAAAACTTTTTATGGCGGCGTGCGCAGTGAAGTGAACACGCAGGTGATGGGATTCACGAACCGCCTGCTGCGTCAGGAACTGCACGGACGGACGATCCGCCTAGAAACCGCGAACCGCCTGCGGAAACAGATTAACGAGGATCTCGCCGCTGCGGTGAATAACGCCGACGGCTACGCCGACCGTTACAAAGCGGTGATGGGGCAGAACGACCACGCCAAGTCGGTGCAGTTCATCGTCGCCGCAGCAAAAGCGAAATTGCCGATGGTCGTGAAACGCGTGCTGCGGGATTTCAATCTTGCCGGAACGGCCCCCGCTGGTGTCCGGCGAGCGGCACCCGGCGCTGGCAGACAGGGGACGTCTGTCAGCGTCGGACGTCCAAAAACGGAAGACGTCGACTTCACTCGCACGGAAAAATCCAATTGGCTGACGATGCGGAACCACGGAGAGGCATGGTTGAAAAATGGAAAAAAAGCCAAGTGGTAGATTCATGCGAAAGCATGTCGAGCATCACGAGCCGCCGACGCTCATGCCCGCACCGCCGCCCGAGCCTGCGCCTGAAACGCTCGAACCCGAACCCGTGGCCGCTCCGCAGTCAGGAATGATGAAAGCGCCCGCAGGCTACAAGATTTACTCACTGCCCATCGCCGTGGCCGTCGCGCCGAACGGTCATAAACTCTACACTTCGAACGGTCAAGATTGGTTCGACGAATCTGCTTATTACGCGAGGTGACTATGATTCCTGATCATTTCATGCCGCTGCAATGTGTCATTCTTCTTCTGTACGCATTCTTAGCCGGAGTCGGCTGGAACTTTGGAAACTGGGTTGCGACGAAAATCCACAAGTAAGCCGGAAGGGAAAAAGAAAATGACCATACCCGTGCAAACTGACAGCGTTGCTTCCCTGCTCGAGCAGATTCTGGCGGTCGACAAACAAATCCTCGACGCGCTGAACGCGACAAACATGCTGCTGACGAAGGCGAACACGATCGCGCAGGAAACGCTCGATTCGTCGAAACGCATCGAGGTGCTGCTCGGCGGCGGCGAGGAAGTTTCCGTGCCTACGATGATGAAAGTCGTCTATAAGCACGTACTCTCACAGAAAAAATAGAGGAGCAACCAATGGCAACCAATCAAGTGACAGTGCCCGTCGGGCCGAATACCGCGACGGTCACAGTTCAGGATTCAACCGGAGCGGACATCACGGGATCCTGCAGTATCGCCGCCGTGTCGTCCGACCCGACCACGATACAGATCGGATCGCCCGACGCGACCACGCCGAACGTGATCCCGTTCACTGCGGCTAATCCGGGCACGCAGGGAACCACGATCACCTATACGGCAACGAACGCCGCCGGGCAGGTCGTGCAGACTGATACCGTCGACGTGATGGTTACGGCACCCGTGGCCATGACGATCGTTTACGGCACGACCATTCCGAACGTGATCAATCCGCTGAAAAAATGAGCACGAAGCCGACCGCGCAGCCGCCGACGCCGACACCGCCGCCCGGGTACGTCACGTATGCTTACTTCGCGTTTAATCCGAAGACGCATCACGTGATCTATTCGAATGACGGGCAGGCGTGGGTTGACGAGGCGGGCAATCCCGTTCCCGCCACAGGCGCGAAAGAAAAGAAATAGAGTTTTGCGTTCCCGGTCAATCCGATCGTGTCCCGAGTCACGTAAAACGGAAAACTCGGACCCGAGCAACGCAATGCAGCAAGTGTGACCAAAAACCCTTTTGGGTTACGGTTACATCACTGTCGTTCCACACTCAGCAGACCGATGCTGGCCGACTCAGGCGGCGAAACCGAAAACGACAAGTCCACAATGGAGCAGCCCAAGAATGGCCGCTCTTAATGAAGCCGCAGTGCAAGCGGTCGAACTCGAAACAGTACGGGAAGAAATTCCCGATTTGATGCTGACCGAGGACACGCTATACGCCCGGCTTAAAAAGGCGGGCCGCGTTCTGCCGATGTCGACTTCGACAGGCGGATCAAGCGGTTCGACTTACGATCCGACGGGCCGACCGTCGCTGCGCATTCCGATGCGCATCGCGGCAGGCTCAACGCACCAGCAATTCAGCGCAGACGGCGGCGACATGGGCCGTGGCACGGGAAGTTTCTATGCCGCGCAGTTCATTACGCCGATCAGTTTCTCCGAGGCGTGTGAGATCACCGCTCAGGCTCTGTGGTCTACTGAAACGGGCAAGAAATCACGCGTCCAGGTGAAGGCTTCCGAGTTCACGCATACTTTGGAGCAGTTCAAATCCAATTTAGACGCGGACCTGCAGGGCGACGGCAGCGGAACGCTCGCGACCGTCACGACTGCAAACTCGGGCACTGGATCTGCCGGACCTTCTTTTTCAAATATCATCTGCAGCAACGCAAACCAGTTTTACGACAATCAAGTCGTGCAAGTGTTTCCTTCGGTCGGCGGCGTAAGCCGCGGATCGTTCCAGATTTCCTACGTCGACGGCGTAGTGAATACGATCTGGAGTGCGCAGGCTCTGCCTGCCGGAACCACGGCAAACGATTTGCTCGTCGTGAACGGCGCGCCGGGATCCGCTTCTTCTTCGCTGATGGGAGTCAAAGCCTATCAGGTGAACGGGAACTCGGGAACGCTGAACGGCCTCGCCCGTTCGAACTTCCCGGGGCGGCTTTCGACGCCCACGGTCAACTTGTCGGGCGCGGCGATCACCGTACCAATTGGCCGCCTCGTCGTCAGTAAGATCGCGCTCGCGCTCGGCAATGAATCGCCGGCGCTGGCCGATCTGATCTGGTATCTCAACGTTGATCAGGCTGCCGCGATCGAAAACCTCGCGATCCAAGTCGCGATCACAAATCAGCAGGAAATCAAAGGCGATTCTTCGCAGGACATGCTGAAAAAGTTCACCCCTGCGACCTTCGTCGGTTACGACCTAGTGAAATCCGTGCACGCCACGCCGGGCCGTGTCGACGCCCTTTGCCTGAAATACTGGGGTATGGGCGAGCTCAAGGCGTCGGATCTTTACGACGTCAACGGGCAAACCGTTTTCCCGACCATTGGTGCCAGTGGCGGCATCAACGCGTCGACGGTGTTTTATTTCGTGACATCGTTCAACGTGTTCAACTCCAACGTGCGCGCTGGCGCTTTCATTCAGAACGCACAGATCCCCACGGGGTATTTCAGCTAGTCTTTTCTGTGATACCCTTCGGGCTGTCCATAGGAACCAACCGGATCCGCCGGGGTACGGGGCATGTCCTCGGCGGATCCAAAATCAGGAGCTCCCATGAACTACGAGGAAATCGTTCCGCCCGCGTCGCCGGAATCCGAACCCGGTATGCCGATGTACGACAAAACACTCGCGCAGATGAAAACCGAGGCAGCGACGCTCGGCATCGCCGGGAGTCCCGTTTACCCGACCGTGACCGAACTGCTCGAAATGAAAAAAGCCAACCTCGAACACGAACTCGAGCTCGTGAACAAGGCGCTCGAGCAACGCGAGAAAAACAAAGGCGCGATGGATCTGATCGACGCGATCAGCAAGACGCGCGTGAGTTCGCGCCTGTGATCTCGCGGCGCGGTTTTCTCGTGCAGGGCACGCTCGGCGTGCCGCTGTTCGCTTTGAGTGACGGCAATTTTTCCCGCGAAGCCAAGATCGAACCCGGGCAATACTATCTCCTGTTTTATGACGCCGAGGTGCTCGACGGCGAAGACGTCGCACGCCGGGAATTCCCGACGTTCATGAAGGACACGGTGATCGAACTCGTGCCGCTGAAACTTCACGGACGTCCGATCGAGGAAGCGATCAAACTTTATAAGGTCGAACATGCTTGATCTCGAACCGCTTGGCGATCGCGTGATCGTGAAACGAATCGACGAAGATTCTGAAATGCAATTCGGCCTGCACGTTCCCGAAATTGCGCAGGTAAAATCCTGCAAGGGACGCGTCATGGCCGTCGGAGAAGGACGGATCATCGGCGATCGAATCGTGCCGCTAAATGTCAACGTCGGGGATGTGGTGCTGTTCTCGAAGTACGGCGCGACGGAAATAAACCTCGACGGCGAGGAATATCTGATGCTGCGCTACGACGAACTTCATCTGCGGCAGAAACTTATCGCGGTGGAAACGAATCCGCTCGAAAAGTTTGATTACTTAAAATTCAAAGGTTCCAGCGGATGAGTTGGACGATTCCAGGCATGGAGCGCCGCGAAACGCCGCGCGAGTTTCAGGCGCATGTAAACGCGATCGGCGGCATGAACCGATACGGCGAGCCGAACTTCCGCCTCGTGTGGGGGCAGAACGAAACCATGCTGGTGTATGGCGTCGACGCGAACGGAAAGAAGGGGCAGCATGTCGTTCTGAAGCATGGCGGCGTTCCTGCGTGGTTCATCGATTGCTGGAAGCCGCCAGAATGCTACGGATCGCCCGAGCAGTGGTACGCGCTCACGTGGGACCTCGAAGCGGACGCCCCGGGAATAGGTCCTTATCCCGAGCGCGGCCTGTACGAAGCCGCGCCGTTCAATCTGTTCGCGAGGCGCTTCGAAGGCGATCGCATGATCATTGACGCGATGCCGCTCGCGCACTGGGTGATCGATCTGCTGATCCCGAACCTCATGAAGGACCTGGACACGACGTATGAGCAACGAAAAAACGCCGTCAGAAACCGCCTGCTCGCCGAAAAAGAACGGGCGGCTCGAATTGCTTTCGATGCTTATCTTGGCGCAAGCGTGGCTTTTGGCAACCGAGCCGGAACTCATGAATCGAACCGCGAACGCTGGATGCAGCGACTGCACGAGAAGCAAAAAGGAATGAAGATCAGCCGCGATCAAATCGTCGCCCGCATGGGCCTCGGCCATCGTCAGAGATAAGAAATTCATCCAACACTGAACGGATGATTGAGCGTGGGGGATCGCTCGATAATCTCTCCCCCGTTTTCAAATCAGGGAGGAACTAATGCCGCACGACACGCCAGTCGCATTGAGAGAAAAACGCGAAAGAGAAGAGGCATTGAACGGCGTACTCGTTTACACGCCCGATAACGCGGCATTATCGCCGGATCCGCCTTACAAGGTTTACATCTGGAACCTCGGGCCCGTGCGTCACGAGGTGCCGAAAGGTTCGCTCGGCGTGTTCGTCATTCCGGCCTGCGGCGACGACGGGGAGCTCGGCGCGCCGCTCGTGCTGCCTTCCGTCGTGCGTGACAGTTACTTCGTCGAACAGGAAATGAAGACGCATTCGGTCAGCGGCGAGTACACCGCGCAGGACATCGTTCACCCGATGACCGCTGGCGGGAAAACGTGGTGGAGTTTCGGCTCGAACCTCGACGATCTCGGCGTGTTCTGGACAAAGAACAATCCGCCGAGTGATCAGGAACTCATGGCCGCGCGGACGAAAATGGAAGCGACGTACCGCAGACTTTTGAACATGGCGGCCAGTATCGAAGCCGCCGGACGGCTCGACGATATTACGCCGCTTATGCGCATCGCGGCGTCCTATTTCGGCGAGGATCGCGCATGGAATCGGATCTACAAAAAGACGCTCGAGTGCCCGGGCTGCGGCGAGCCTGCGAAAGCCGGGATCGTCAGACACCCCTGCGGGTTCGTTTTCGATCCCGACAAGGCGCTTTTGAACGGCATGATCTCGGAAGCGGCATACCGCGAGATCGTCAAGGCACGGCAGCCCGAACCTACAAAACCGACAAAACCCCCGAAACGCTAAACGATCTTCGGGGGGCGGCAGTCTGCCTTCTGAGCACCTGATCTCAGTAAGACGGCTGGATCCATGCTCACGACACGTGGATCTCTCCCGCTCCCCGTCGCATTTTCGGAGTCATTCATGACGCAAGTACAGGAAGGAACGTACCCGATCGCCGAAGATGTGCTGAACCTCGCCCGGGCGATCATAAACGACATGCTGCGCACGACTGC